AACAATTTTAATTTAATATAATTTAATTATGGGAAAAAAGAAAAACAAGGTCGTAGACCTAAAGCCAGAGAAGATCTCTGAAGAAGAGCTAACACAGCTAAGAAATGTTGTGTCAGCAATTAACAAGTTGCAGTTCGATATCGGAACTATTGAAGTTCAAAAACATAATGCATTACACGCTTTGTTTGAAGGTAACGATAAGCTAAATGAAATGCAATCTAATTTTAAAGAAAAGTACGGAACTGATGATGTAAATATTCAGGACGGTACTATTAAATACAAAAACGATGAGCCATCTGATTCGTAAGATCACGATCGGTAAAGATTATAAAAATGACGCCATGCACTATTCTGTTGGACAGGAAGTGTATGGTGGTCATACCATCTGTGATATTTTAGAAGAAACTGAAAAGTACTCTATATACATTAGAAAAGACAAAGCCGTTATTCCTTGGAAGGACTTTAATAAGAACATGGCTATATCTGTAGAGTATAATTTAGAGTACTAATGCGAGGATTATACAACTTTATTGTAGAGCCTATTGGAGAGCGATACGACAACACTACTAAAGTTGGAGACAAAGAGTTAATACTCAACACCGATATATCAGACCACTCACACGTTAATAGATTAGCTAGAGTTATATCTGTACCTAGGTTTACTAATTACGATATAAAAGAAGGTGACACAGTTATAGTTCACTTTAACGTGTTTAGGCGTTGGCATGATGTAAAGGGCCGTGAGCGTAATAGCAGATCGTACTACGAAGAAAATAGATACTTTGTAAACTACGATCAGATATTTTTGTACAAGCGTGACGAAGAGTGGGTATGCCCACAAGGTTATTGCTTTGTGCAACCTATTAAGGACAATAGCAAGTTAAGCGTCGATACTGAAAGACCCTTAGTTGGTGTTGTTAAACATACTGATGGCAGAGCAGAGCTAAACTCACTTATTGGTTTTAGACCAAATACAGAGTGTGAGTTTATTATTGATGGTAAAAGGTTGTACCGAATACCATCTCAATTTATTACAATTAAATATGAATATCAAGGAGACGAAGAAGAGTATAATCCAAGCTGGGCAAATAGCCGTTAATGAGCTTATCAAAGTAGCAGAAGAAAAGATCATCACCAACACTGAAGATGATGTATCTGCTGATAGGCTTAAGAACGCAGCTGCCACAAAGAAGCTTGCGATCTTCGATGCCTTCGAGATATTATCCAGAATCCAAGAAGAACAAAACTTACTAGATGGTAAGTCTCCAGAAGAAAAGAAAGAGCGTGTCTTCAAGGGTTTTGCTGAAGGTAGATCAAAGTGATGTACGAGCAGAGTTTAGTAAAGGTTGTAGAACCAATTAAGAAAACAACTATCACGAGACTTAATCGTGGTAAGAAATGGAAATACGGTTATGATAAAGACCATGATATCGTTGTTGTATCGAAAACTGGGCAGATCGGCGAAATCCTTGAAATCCAAGGGTTGCAAATTGCACTGCCTAGAGTGCCCACCGGGAATGTGCTTCAACATAAAGAAGATAAATGGGTAAGAGCTGAATACCCAAAAGAGCTAGGCCGTATAAAAAGTATATTCGACTGGAGAGATTATCCAGACGAACAAAAAGAAAAGTGGTACGACTATATTGACGAAGAGTTCAAGCGCAGAGACGAAGGATTCTGGTTTACTAATAAAGGCATACCGACATACATAACAGGTGCACATTACATGTACCTACAGTGGAGTAAGATTGATGTTGGAGCTCCAGATTTTAGAGAGGCAAACAGACTATTCTTTATATTCTGGGAAGCCTGTAAAGCTGATAAGAGATGCTATGGGATGTGCTACCTTAAAAACCGTCGTTCAGGTTTCTCGTTTATGTCATCAGCTGAAACAGTTAACTTAGCCACTATATCGAGTGATAGTAGATATGGGATACTCTCTAAGTCTGGAGCCGATGCAAAGAAGATGTTTACTGATAAGGTTGTACCTATATCTATAAATTATCCTTTCTTCTTCAAGCCAATACAAGACGGTATGGACCGTCCAAAGTCTGAGCTCGCGTACAGAGTTCCGGCTAGTAAGTTTACTCGTAAGAAAATACAGAGTAACGAACAGCTTGAGGAGATAGTAGGGCTTGATACTACGATTGACTGGAAGAACACTGGTGACAATAGTTACGATGGTGAGAAGTTAAATCTGTTAGTACACGATGAGAGTGGTAAGTGGGAGAAGCCCGATAATATATTAAACAACTGGCGAGTTACTAAAACCTGTTTAAGGCTAGGTAGTAAGATCGTTGGTAAGTGCTTAATGGGTAGTACCAGTAATGCACTTGACAAGGGTGGAGATAACTTTAAAAAACTATACAATGATTCTGACGTCAAACGACGAAATCGTAATGGACAAACGAAGTCTGGGCTTTATTCTCTCTTTATCCCGATGGAATGGAACTATGAAGGATTTATTGACGAGTACGGACTTCCAGTCTTTGATAGTCGAAGTGATGATGTACGATATGGACCAGACGGTGAATTAATTGATGTTGGAGTTATAGATCATTGGGAAAACGAAGCTGATGGTTTAAAAGATGACCAAGACGCTTTAAACGAATTTTACAGACAGTTTCCTCGCACTGAAGAACACGCGTTCAGAGACGAAACAAAGAATAGTATATTTAATTTAATGAAGATCTACGAGCAGATCGATTTTAACGAAGGTAGCAGATACAATGCTCACGTTACTCGAGGAAGCTTTGGTTGGGTTAATGGTGTTAAAGATACACAAGTGGTATTTCACCCAGATCCAAACGGTAGGTTTAGTGTTAGCTGGGTGCCGCCTGCTAGCTTACAAAATAGGCAGATTATAAAAAATGGAATACGATATCCTGGCAATGAACACGTTGGTGCTTTTGGATGTGATAGTTACGATATTAGTGGGACTGTCGATGGTAAAGGTTCTAAAGGAGCATTACACGGATTAACAAAATTCTCTATGGAAGACGCACCTTCGAGTACGTTCTTTCTAGAATATATAGCAAGACCACAAACCGCAGAGATATTCTTTGAAGATGTTTTAATGGCATTAGTATTTTACGGGATGCCTTTACTTGCGGAGAACAATAAACCACGTCTACTGTATTATATACGCCGTAGAGGATACAGAGGTTATAGTATGAACAGACCAGATAAGTCTTGGAAGAAGTTATCGACAGCTGAGAAAGAAGTTGGTGGTATACCTAACTCAAGCGAAGATATCAAGCAGGCCCACGCATCAGCTATTGAAATGTATATCAACGATCATGTTGGTCACAAAGGAGATGGTGAGTATGGAACGATGTATTTCAACGATACGCTGCTTGATTGGTCTAGGTTTGATATAAATAAAAGAACTAAGCATGATGCTTCGATAAGTTCAGGCTTAGCTATTATGGCTTGCAATAAACATTTGTACGCACCTAATCCAGATAGACAAAAGACACCATTAAGTTTGACTATATCTAAATACGATAATAAAGGGTACACATCCCAAATAATTAAATAAAGCATGGCTGAGTCAGTATATGTTAATTTTCCTTCTCAAGTAGTTAGCGACTTAGAGAAAATGAGCCCAGAGTATGGGCTTAAAATAGCGAAAGCTATTGAGCAGGAGTGGTTCAATGGTGTACAGTCTAATAGATATGTGGATACTCAAAATAAATTCCACAGACTAAGACTATACGCTAGAGGCGAACAATCAATACAAAAATACAAAGATGAATTATCTATTAACGGTGATTTATCTTATCTTAACTTAGACTGGAAGCCAGTTCCAATTATTCCTAAGTTCGTTGACATTGTTGTTAACGGTATGTCTGAGCGTATGTTCGATGTTAAAGCATACTCACAAGATCAATATGGCGTAAGCAAACGAACTGAATATATGGAGTCTCTTATTAGAGACATGCAGGCTAAGACATATAATGATCAAGCTGCAAAGCTTTTTAACGTAGACTTATACGAAAACGACAAAGAAGAATTACCTGACACTCAAGAAGAGTTAGAACTACATATGCAGCTTAACTATAAGCAAGCTGTAGAGTTAGCTGAAGAGCAAGCTATTAACGTATTGCTCGATGGTAATAAATACGATTTAACTAGAAGAAGATTAATACACGATATTACTGTGCTAGGTATCGCTTGCGTTAAGACTGGTTTCAACACTAGCCAAGGCGTAACAGTAGAATACGTAGACCCAGCTAATATAGTTTATTCATATACAGACTCTCCGTACTTTGACGACATCTATTATGTAGGTGAAGTAAAGACGTTATCGATTAACGAACTGGTAAGAGAGTTTCCACAACTAACTCAGTCTGATCTTGAAGAAGTAAAGAAGAGCTCTTACAGGCCTAGACGTAAGTACAATAGAGTTGAAGTAAGAGATCAGAACAAAGTTCAAGTTTTATACTTTAACTACAAGACTTATATGAACGACACATATAAGTTGAAAGAGACTGGTAGCGGAGGCGAGAAAGCTATACCAAAAGATGATACGTTTAATCCACCAGAAAACAAAGAAGGTGGATACGCTAAACTACAGAGAGCTGTAGAAGTAGTATACGAAGGTGCGGTTGTTGTTGGTATTGACAAACTACTTAAGTGGAACATTTGTGAAAACATGATGCGTAGTAAGTCTGACTTCAACAAAGTTAAGATGAACTACAACATCGTAGCACCACACCTATACGATAACCGTATTGAGTCACTGGTTAGTAGAATCACTGGGTTCGCAGATATGATTCAGCTTACGCACCTGAAGCTACAACAGGTTATGTCTCGTATGGTACCGGACGGTGTATACCTTGACGCAGATGGATTAGCTGAAGTTGATTTAGGTAATGGCACCAACTACAACCCGCAAGAAGCACTTAACATGTTCTTCCAAACAGGTTCTGTTATTGGTAGATCGTTTACTCAAGACGGTGATCCTAATCCAGGTAAAATACCTATTCAGCAAATTAGCAATGGCGCAGGTCAAGATAAGATCGGTAGCTTGATTAGTACGTACAACTACTACCTACAAATGATCCGTGATGTAACGGGTCTTAACGAAGCTAGAGATGGCAGTATGCCAGATCCTAAGTCTTTAGTAGGTGTTCAGAAGCTAGCTGCTGCAAACTCAAATGTAGCTACTAGACATATTCTACTAGGCTCAATGTACTTGACATCTGAAGTTGCTGAGTCATTATCTCTTAGAATATCTGACGTGTTAGAGTATTCACCAACAGCTGATGCGTTTGTTCAGTCTATTGGTGCTCATAATGCAGCTACGTTAAAAGAAATGTCTGAGCTATATCTATATGACTTCGGTATATTTATCGAGCTCACGCCAGACGAAGAAGAAAAACAACTTCTTGAAAACAATATACAAACAGCGCTAGGTCAACAGCTAATAGATTTAGACGATGCTATTGATATTCGTGAGATTAGAAACGTAAGGTTAGCTAATCAACTGTTGAAAATTAAGCGCAAGAAAAAACAAGAACGTGATCAAAAGATCCAGCAAGAAAACATCAAGGCGCAAGCAGACGCGAACGCGCAAGCTCAACAAGCCGCTGCTCAAGCTGAGGTACAGAAAAATCAGGCAAAAACTCAAGCGGACATGCAACTCGAGCAAGTAAGAGCTCAAGGTAGATTAAACCAGCTAGAAGCTGAGGTAAGACTAAAGAAAGAGCTTATGCAGTTTGAGTTTGAGTTAAACCAAAAGCTACGTGATCAAGAGCGTGGCCAAGCAATGAAATTAGAGCAAGTTAAGCAAGACGGAAAAGTTAAGCAAGAACAAGCTAAAAAATTCGAGTCTTCAGGTAATGATATACTTGGAAGCGGAGTGGGTTTAGACAAGTTCAACCCACAAATAGGAAATTAATTATATAATATTTTATCATGGAAGAAAACAAACAAACAGATCTTGAGGATGTAATCCAAGAGGTCGAGCAAGAAACGTCTGAGGTTGAAGAGACTAACGAAGTTGTTGAAGAACAACCTGAGTTAGACTTAGAAAAGTTCGAAAGTAAAGATGACCCTAATGTTATTAAGGTAGACTTATCGCAGCCAACTACTGAAGAACCTCAAGTTGAAGAGGTTGTGGAAGAAGTTGTAGAGCAAACTGAAGAGCCAGTTATTGAAGCTGTAGAAGAAAACGCTACGCTACAAGAGGTAACTGATGAAGACGTACAGGATTTTAAAGAAGAAGTAGTTGAAGCTATAGATCAAGCTGAAGCTAGTGGCGAACCTCTACCAGAGAACGTTCAGAAGCTACTTGATTTCATGGCAGATACAGGTGGTGATCTCGAAGATTACGTTAGATTAAACCGTGATATTCAAGATATCGATGATCAAGACGCTCTACGAGAGTACTACCAAAGAACTAAACCGCATCTATCATCAGATGAAGTTGACTTTCTAATGGAAGATCAATTTGCTTATGATGAATCAATAGATGACGACAGAGATATTAAACGAAAGAAATTAGCCCGAAAAGAGCAAGTTGCTGAGGCTAAAGCCTACTTAGACGGGCAAAAGTCTAAATACTACGAAGAGATTAAAGCTGGAAGTAAGCTCACTCCTGAGCAGCAGAAGGCAATTGATTTTTTCAACCGATACAATAAAGAGTCTGAGCAAACGCAGAAGACTGCAGAAAGACAGAAGTTAGTTTTTAACAAGAAGACCAATCAGGTTTTTAACGACAGTTTCAAAGGTTTTGATTATAACGTCGGAGATAAAACATACAGGTACTCAGTTAAAAATACTGACCAAGTGAAAGACACGCAGAGCGACATCAACAATTTCGTTAGAAAGTTTCTAAACGAAGACAATACGATGGAAGATGCAAATGGTTATCACAAGAGTCTTTTTACAGCCATGAACGCGGATGCTATCGCTAGACACTTCTACGAACAAGGAAAGGCTGATGCTTTAAAAGATACAGTAGCTAAGTCTAAAAATGTTAATATGGATCCAAGACAATCGCATAGTGCGGTTGAAGCGGGTGGTATTAAAGTTCGTGTGTTAGGCGATGATTCAAGCTCTTTTAAATTTAAAATTAAAAACAAAAAGTAAAATTAAGAAATTATGGCAATTACTGCAGGAGGTAATTTAAATAGCGTATTAGCACCACAGAAGGTGACGCTATCATCAAATTATTTAGATTTAGCTGCTACAGCCAACGAAGGTTGGGCGCAGCAATATGTACCAGATCTAATGGAGAAAGAAGCTGAGGTGTTCGGTCCAAGAACAATCTCTGGTTTCCTTTCACAAGTTGGAGCTGAAGAAGCGATGACTGCTGACCAAGTTGTTTGGTCTGAGCAAGGTCGTTTACACCTTTCATACAAAGGTACAATGGATGTTGACGGTGGTGTCACTGGAGGTAACGGTGGTAAGTTCACTTGTACTACTGATATCGACGGTAACGCAATCACTACTACTCACGGTGTACGTGTTAACGATACTGTAATCTTAGCTTCTAATAACAAAGTTATTAAGGCTCTTGTTACTGAAGTAGATGGTGCCGCTATCGAAGTTGAACCATATGATGCTGCTGACTGTACGGGTCTTTCTGAAACTGCTAGCGCTACTACACTACTTGTGTACGGTTCTGAGTTTGCAAAGGGGACTAACTACAACAGCGCTGCTGCTGCTGCTACAGACCAGCGTGGAGCTAACGAGCCTACGTTCAAGTCTTTCAGCAACAAGCCTATCATTATCAAAGACTACTACGAAGTATCTGGATCAGATGCGTCTCGTATTGGTTGGGTAGAAGTAGCTGCTGAAGACGGTCAATCAGGATACCTTTGGTACCTAAAGGCTGAAGCTGACACTCGCGCTCGTTTCACTGATTACCTAGAAATGGCTTGTATTGAAGGTATCAAAGGTAGCGGTTCTAACGACGCTGACGCTTTCCTTGGTAGTGACGGTGATGCTATCGGTACTGAAGGTTTATTTGCTGCTATCGAAGATCGCGGTAACTTATCTTCTGGTATCACTGGTGTTAACGCTGCTACTGACCTAGCTGAGTTTGACGCTATTCTAGCTGAGTTCGATAAGCAAGGTGCTATTGAGGAAAACATGCTTTTCCTTAACCGTGCAACTTCTCTAGCTATTGACGATATGCTTGCATCTATGAACTCATACGGTGCTGGTGGTACTTCTTACGGAGTATTTGATAACGACGAAGACATGGCTCTAAACCTTGGCTTCTCTGGTTTCCGTCGCGGATCTTACGACTTCTACAAGTCTGACTTCCGTTACTTAAACGATCAAGCTACTCGTGGAGGTATTAACGCTACTGCTGGTTCTGCTGCTATTCGCGGTGTTATTGTCCCAGCTGGTACTTCAACTGTATACGATCAGCAGTTAGGTAGAAACCTTAAGCGTCCGTTCCTACACGTACGTTACAGAGCTTCTCAAACTGATGACCGTCGCATGAAGACTTGGGTGACTGGTTCAGTAGGTGCTGCTACATCTGCGCTTGACGCAATGCAGCTTCACATGCTATCTGAGCGTTGCTTAGTAGTTCAAGGCGCTAACAACTTCATGTTGTTAAACTAATACTATACTGACTGAAACTACCTCACCTTCGGGTGGGGTAGTTTTATATTATTTAATTATATTATATTATGGCTAAAAAGCTACAGCAGAAACAATTGAGGTTGCACCTCAGGAACAAGTTGTAACAC